TTGAAAATAAGGGGGTTGCCCTTTTTGTCGGTGGCGATACTGCGCTTTCTGTAAGAGTCGTTGATTTTTGTAATGGTCGCGTTATCGAGGACGCGTACCTCAAAATCAATGACTTTGCCGTTTTCGTCCTTGAAAGACTCCGGACCGGGAACGGTGATGATTTCCTCTTTCTGCTCACGCATAAAATATTTCAAATCTTTAGCCATTGTAGTTACTCCTTTTCAAAATAAATAAATTAGCCCCTCCGCTTTTCAACAGAGGGGCCGGTGTTTGTGTGCGTTTATACGATGTCCTTTGCGTTGAAGTTGATAACGTCGTCAACCACTTCGCCGCCGCTGTCGAGGTCGATGAGGTTGAGGTCGCCCGTGAGAACACAGCCAACGCAAGTGCAAGTGTCTGCGCCGTTCTTCTTGTAATAGTCCGATGTGGTATCGTCCATTACGCCCTGAATGGTGAATTCGGGAGTTTCGCCGGTCTTTCTGTACTTGGCGATAGCGTCTTTCAGCCAAGAAGTAGAGCGACGACGGGTAATGCTACCTGTGATAGCATAACCGAGATACTTGCTGCTCGGAGTCTTTTCGCCGAGTTGTCTGCCTGTCCATACATCGGGCGTAAATTTGATGTTGGCCTTAATGCCGTCCATAACCTCTACGCCGTCGATGAACATTTTACCCTCGCGCAAAGAAATAGGGTTTTTGTTGTATTTCATCGCTTATTCCTCCTTATCGAGTTGCTACGGTGAAGTACAGTTTTTCGGCGGAGTCTACGGCTTCGAGGCCGACATTGAAATATGTCTGGTCCCCAACAGAAGCCTCACGGTCCACCAAGAAATCTGCCTCGTAGTCAACATTCTTGATTGCTCCTGCGTTTTCAAACTCTTTGAGAATAGAGCGGCCTACGCCCTCCATAATATCCCAACCCACAGGGCTATTAGGATATTTGTTAGGCGGGAAGTTCAGCTGCACACTCTCGTTGAAAGTGTCAAATACGCGGATAACTCTGTTCTTCTTGTAAGAGTCGTCTTTGCCGACAGGAACAGTAACAAGACTGTTGATGTCGTACTCTGCTACGACCTTGCCCTCCTCGGAGAGAGAGAAGAAGAATTCGCCGTTTTTGATAGCGGCGACTGCCTGTTCGTGGGTCTTCACGCCTACAATGCCCGTTGCGCCGTCGTACACCTTGTAGGTGTTAGACTGAACATAGGACGCTCCGGCGGTAGCACCCGCTACCCAAGCGGTTGCCTGTGCGTTGGTGAGTTCGCGGCCCTCAACGATAACGGAGTTCGTTACGTTGATAATGCCCTCGTAGTCAGCAACAAGGCCGGTTGCTACACCGATTACGCCCTTGCCAACATTGTCGCGTAGATACTTGATTTTGCTCTTGAACGCAGTCAACAGAGCCTCGTCCACAACAGGGAAAGCCACAGCGTTAAACTTAACACCCTCGATAGCGTCGAGGAAGTCGGCAACATCCGCGTTTGCGCTTTCGGTTGCCGTTGCTCCTGCGAGGTTTACACCCGCAACAGCAGAGATTTTCTCTCCGGCTGCGGTAAACTTGATGTATGCGTCGCCCGCAAGTTCGTCGGCAGAGTTGATACCCTCATAGGTACTCATAATCGCACCTCCGAGAGTAACGGTTACGTCAAAGCCACCCACAGGGTTAGATACAACGCTGAATGCGAGGTCGTTGCCTCTCACGCCACCGTGTACCGCCTCTGCGGATAAACCGCCGCCGTTGCCGACTGCCTTTGTGCCGCTCGCGGTGATGTAAATAATCACGGTAGCGGCGTTCTTCATTGCTTCTCTGACGAGCAACATATTGTCGTTGTCGTCATAAACGCTGTAACCGAGTTTCGCTCTCTCTGCGTCGGGTGCAGCGTTTGTAATGGTGATGAATTGCTTAACAGGGCCGTAAGCGTGGCCGATAAAAGGAATTACCACAATACCTCTTTCGCCAACGCCGACCGTCCCGACCTTTGTGCTTTCAAAGTTCACATAAGTACCGGGGCGGACCTTTCCTGCAAGTTTATCGAATTTTCCACCTGCCATAGTTAGTTAGCCTCCTTTTTTACGGTTGTTTTCTGCCATTTATCAATGGCCTTTTTGATTTCGTCTACGGAGTATTCTCCGTTGTACCCAAGTGTCGCTCCGTCGAAAGTGCTTGTCGTTACACCGAACAACGCAAAGCAGTTATAACGGAGTTTCTCAATGGGATATTTGGTGATTTCCTCGGTATTTTCTACCGCAATCTTTTCCTTTGCCATAGAGATATTTCCTCCTTATGTTGTAGGCTGCGCGTTGTCGTCGGTGTCCCCCAAAAGGTCCCGTACTTGCTGTACGGTCTGTTCGGTGATTTCCTTTTCGAGGTAAGCCTCCGCGTCGCTCCAACCTTTGATATGATAGTCCTGCACTAACAAATATTCCGGGTCGTTGTATGGTCTGCGGCTGTCCCACCCAAATTCGATTTGGTAAACTCCGCTATCCAATTTCTTGATTGCCGGGTCTTTGATACGCAGTAATTCGCCTGTGTTTTGGCCGTCGGTTGCAATAAGCGGTACGCAGTTCCTCGCGCCCTTTATTGCGAGTAGGACTTTTAACGCCATAGCGTATGCGTCCTCCGTGGTTTTGTGGAAAACCTTTACAAACCAACTGTACCCAAGGCGATACGTGGAGAATGTTTCGCCGCCCGTGTCTATCTCCGGGGAGGGAAAATAGATTGACGGAACGGCGAAATTCTCCTTAACCTCGTTATAGTACGGGGCGGGGTGTCCCGCGCTATCGAGGGTGAATTTGATAATACTTGCTACTTCTTGTTCAAGCATTGTTACACCTCATTTCTTCGCTAAAAGTAGTTGTCGAGCCACTCCTGCAGTTTTTTGTCAAGTAATTCGGGGTATATCTTTTCGAGTATTCGCAAGGCCGAGTCCCAATAGTGTTTGCCCTCGACCCATTTCTGCGTTAATACCATACCTCCGTCCGCCGACGGGTCATAAATAAAGCGGTCGCCCTCCCAATAACCGGGGACAAACCGCCTCTGAACGCCCTTTGAGTTCGTCCAATGCCCGTCGTTGACATATCCTGCGTATTCAAGTGAACTGCCTACTTCAAGCGTGAGGCCTCCGTCCGAAATGTCCCATACATTGTTGCCGTCCCCTTTATGGAAACTTGCGAGCAACAGGCGAGTGTCAAGCACTTTGCGCCGTATGATTTCGTCCTCAACCAAACGCAAAAACTCTACGCCAAGCCCCTCTAAAAACAGTTCCATTTCCTTGCGAAAGCCTCCTCGCGCCGCTCTTTCGAGATTGTCGAGAAATCCACTCATCGCAGAGGTGTCTACTTCTACATACTTACTCAAAGCGGTTTCTGCTCCTGCGTCCGCTCCACATAACAGATTTTGTGATGTCCCCGTATGTTTCGGGGAGGCGTTACCACGGTGTACGAAAGCCCTGTGTCGTGTTCTACGACCTTGTCGTTTATTCTGATGTCAGTATCGACCGGGATATTCAGCTTTGTCCGTGCCGAAAAATCGTTGTGTGGCTCGTTTTGTACCATAGAGGTATTATTTCCTACGCGGATTGTAAAATGGCATTCTACGCCACTTTCGTCCGCTTCTTGGGGGTATGTAGCAGAGGAGGGGGCGGAGGGGAGATTGTAGCCGGGGCTTTTCTCCTCTTTTACGAGGTGGTATATGTCGCATTTATGGTCGAAAAACGCCTCTATGCTCATAGCCGGTCCCTCCTTTACAGTTTCCGCATACGCAGAGTTATGCCGTTCCGGGTTGCCTCTACCGTAAATTCTTCGAGCAGAGGAGCGATGTCAAGCGCGTCAATGTCGATTGCCGTCGTGTCTGCGGCCGTGTAGGAGTAGTCGTCGAATTGCTCCGACTTCATTTCCCTTGCGGCGATACAAGCGTTAAAGGCGTATGCCTCCGCTACAAGAATAACGGCGGTTTTTACGCCCTGCGGTATCTCCTCAACATCTTCAAACTTATTGTTTGTAAACGCTATAACATATTGCTCCGCTCTCGCAATATCTACGGCGAGTCGTGCGTCTGTACGGGATTTAACGGAGGGATATTCGGTATAGTCTTTGACTTCCTGCGGGGTTACCCACGGTCTTTTCACCATAATATCGCCTCCGTTTCATTACTCATCGTCTTCGCCGAAATCGGCAGAGCCGTTATCGTCGTCGCCCTCGGACTGTGCGGCTTCGATAGCCTTGATGATGTCCGCTTTCTTGGTAGCACCGCCGAGGTCAATGTTATTGTCCTTTGCGTACTGCTCCAACTGCGGTACGGTCATTTTGGAAATGTCGGCAGAGCCGTTATCGTCGTCGCCCTCCGCTTCAACGAGTTCAAAATAACCCGTTGCTACGGCTGCCTCGGCGATAGCCTTGTCTTCAACATCTACGAAAGGCTGTTCCTGCGTGGCGCGGATTGCGCCCGTGTAAGAGCGGCCTTTAATGAGTTTTACACGGTACATAGTCGCTCCTCCTTATTACTTCAAGCCGGTAATAATGCCGGTTGCGTCGATTTCCTCGATGATAGCGTCAACGTCGAGGTGAACGACATAGAAACGCTTATCCATCATAATTGCCTTTTCGCCCTCGGTGGTCTTTCTGATAACCACGTTGTAAGAGTTTACACCGATAAGGTTTTTAGGGTCTGCGAGAATTACGCAGTCGTCAGGCATAGCGGGTACTTCCACGGTAGGAATACGAGCAGGAGCGTTGTAAACACCCTCCGGCACAGCACCGCCCGCGTCGATAACCTTGTTCATTAAGAACAATTCCCACTCCTGCGCTCTGCGAGGACTCATCAACCAACGGAGTTTGCCGTTGTTGTACTTGTTAGGAATTGCAGAAAGGCAACCGTAGAAAGTATCGAGGGTCATAGCACCCGCGTTCTTTGCAGCTGCGTCGTAAACGTGGCCGCCGGCCTTAATCTGCTTCAACCAACCGTCGTTCACATAAAGGAAGTCGTGGTCGGGGTCGTCAGCACCGATTTCGGTGTCGCCGTTGAGGTAAAGGTCCTCCATATCAACACCGAGCTGCGCGGTCATAAGGTTGGTGATAGTGGTTTCGAGGCTCTGTCCCTCAATGTTCTCGCGGAGAGTTTCCTCGGTGATTTCCCAAGGAAGTCTTACGGGAGTACACGCATAAGGGACGGACGCAAAGTTAGGCTTTGCGCGGTAGCCGTCGTCGTTGTTCTCGGTCTTCTTACGAAGAATACGAGAAGCGATACCGATTTTGTCGATTTCGCCTGTACGCGCTCTGCGCATTTCGTGGCGAATGAGGCCCTGCAAAGGAGTAGCCTCGAAAGTCTGCTGAATAAAGCGGCGGGACTGTTCGGGGTTGAGCAGGCCGCTTGTTACACCCGCAGTAGTGAGGGTGTCTTTTACAATCTGTCTGTTATCCATTGTTATTTCCTCCTGTTAATTAAAGAATTCCGGCGAGGTAATGGGACTCGCCTTTGGTGATGTTGTCTGCGTCGCCCTCACCGATTGCGGTAGGGAGTGCGCGGGACTTCATAATGGGTGCAATAGCCTTTGCTACTGCCTTTTCAACGATGTCATTCACATCGTCGAGGGAAAGAGGCTTTTCCTCCGCGTTAGGAGCAAGAGCCTTTGCGATTGCGGCCTCAACCATTTTCTGTACGCTCTCCTCTGTGATTTCGGGAGCGGCAGGGGTTTCTACCGCAGGGGTTTCGACTGCTGCAGGAGCGTCTGCGGGGCCAGTAGCGGGTGCTACCGCCTTTGCGACTGCGTCTGCAACAATCTTTTCGATTTCAGATTTTGTCATTTCGATTTCCTCCTGTTCTGTTTCCACTCCGGCGAGGAATTCGCCGAGGTTGGTGTAAATACTTGTGAGCGTGTCTTTGTTCTTCGCGCTCAACTGCTTTCCCGCCTTTTCTACGGCGAGGGATTTTGCGATACCGCCTCCTGCAAGGATTTCCGTAATAATCGTATTGAAATCCGCCAAAGCCTCTCTGATAGTGGTTTCGTCGCTCTCAAAACTCCAACGGTCCTCCGAGTAGTTGTAACGGTACAGCAAGTCTTCGAGAGTATAAAAGGCGTTCCAAAAGTTCGAGGCTTTCGCCCTTGCTTCGTATTCGTCTTTCATCGCTCCCTTTTCGACAACATCAAACCCAAAAATAGCGGCGAGTTTCTTCAAAATGCCTCTGTGTTCCTGCGTCTGTGTGTCGTTACCGACGGTCTTTTCAACGTTATCCAAATCCGTTTCCTCCGTGTCATATTTTCCAACGCCGCCCATAGAAAAGCCTGTGATTTCGCCTTTCTGAACAGCGTCCCAAATCTCATCATCGGTTACTTCGACTGTCATAAGCCAAGTGCCTTTTTTCACGGTTTCTCCGCCGCACTCAAAATCAGCCTTTGCGACCCAACTCTCCACCACTCCTGCGGACGATTTTTCTATCGCCTCAAAACTGTGTTGGAGGTCTACGCCGTCGCCGTTCTTGGCAAACCAATAGGCGGCTTTGGTGATTTCTTCCTCGGTCATAAAGTTACCGTGAGCGTCCTCGGTCATTGGCTCATATACAATTCCCGTAACAAAATGACGGTCGGTGTCGGTCTTTACGATACGGCCGTGTGTTTGGAATTGCGCCTGTCCGTCCTCCGCTTTGGTGATAAGAAACTGCTTTTTATTAGCGGCCTTATCCACAAGGGACACAAACGATATTTTCGCGTCGGTAATTGCGATTGCCTTTTGCACATTGTTCATTCTCTTTCACCTCCTTTCAAGTGTGCGATAAGGTTATAAGCCGCCCCAAAGGACGACATAAAAAAACGACGCTGTGCGCCGTCTTTTCCGGGTGTTAAGGGGATTTATTCAATCCCGGCTTTCGCCTTGTTTTTCGCGTCGAGTTCCTTTTCCCAAGCGTCGTCCATTTCGGCTATCGCCTCCGCCTGTAAGCGTTTCCGCTCTGCGATGGATAGTCCGAGGACTTTCTCTGAAACAATGCCTCTGTGTATACAATGGCAGTTGATACTCTCTCCTGCCGGGAGGATAGGGTCGCGCGGGTACTGTGGATAATATGTGCTGCCGTCTTCTCCTGTAAGCACAAACGGCTCGTTTTTTGGTACGATTTGACCGCTTATCGCTTGGTGATTTGGGCGAGGGTCGTTTCTGAATGACCCCGTATGTACCCATTCCTTTTCCTCGACCGCCGGGGATTGCTGTATGGACTCCTCCTGCGCCACGCTGTGGGCGCGTAGGCTCTCCGTTATAGCGGTCGTCCGGGCGCGGTATCGCTCCTCGCGTATTCCGCTGTTTTGGAGGTCCGTTATAAAGTCCTGTATGCCGTTTCCTGCGTCGAGGTTGGTTTTGAGTATGTTCTCCAACTGCGTGTGGGAGGTGAGTTTCATCATAGAGCCGAGTTCTTCACTCCAACTCTCTATCCACGCGGTTGTCTTTTTGCTGACAGACAATACCGAAAGCCCTGCGTCGGTCTGTTTGAGGTATGGGTCTATCAGTTCCGGGAGGAATTCTCCGAGTTGCTCTTTGAATATCTCCGTTATCTTTTCAGCGGTTTGGTCGTCGAGTTTGACTCCGGGCCATATTCTTTCGGCAAATTCCTCTACGTCAAAAGCGGTTTCGGCGGAGGTAATGAACAATTCTGTTTCCTGTTCCAAAGCCTCCGTTATAGCGTCCTCTATTTGGGAGGCCCTTGCTACCGTCAATCCCGGCTCTGCAAAGCCCTCCTCTGCGAGGATTTCTTCGAGGTCGTCGTCTGCTTTTGCTATGTATCGCTCAACAGCGTCGAGTAGTCTTTTGCAGTCGTGCATATCATTCGTCCCCCTTGCTCATTTTAAGGAGCAGGGAGCGGACCTCTTTCATTACAGCCACCACAGCGTCGTCCTGTCCTGCGGCCGCCTTTGCTATCTGCTTTTCAAGTTGCGCCGTAAGGTCGGGAATATTGGGTGTCTGCGAGAGTTTGGCATAGGCGAGAGGAATGTCCGCCCATTCGCCCTCAAACTCCTCGAAATTATCGCCGAGGATAGTGTAGGCGACCTCTTTTGCCTTGTTAGGTGTAAGTCCGCCGGCCCTCTCTACGATATTCAATATCTTTGCAATATCGTCCGGGTTGCTGATGTCCGGCTCTTTGAAATAAGCCTCAACATACTTGAAATTGTACCCGTTGAGTAGGCGGTTGTTAATCGCCCACGCAAGGCTCTTTCTCTCCGGCTGAAATACTTGCTTTTCCGTAACCTCCTGCGCCGTCTGTGCTGTCGCTCTGTTAAAGTCTGTTGTATAACCCACATAAAGGTCGGGCAGCTGAAAAGAGGACTGCACCCTGCGGCGGTTGTTGTCGAGGTATTCTTGGAATAGTTCGTCCTTTTGCAGGATAGAGGCCAGGTCCTTGATTTCGATTTCGGCTTTGCCCTCGTCTTCAAATCCTGCTTTGTTGTCTACCGCCTCGGTTTCGAGGACGATAAATGCGTGTTGTCCGGCTTCTCCCTTGATACCGTTCATATACTCCGTGAGTTTCGTAAACGACTCGTCTGTGAGCGTTCCGCCCTTGACAACAATCATCAGCGGCGTATGTCTGCCGTTTCTGAAATAGTTATTGTTGAGGCTCTCCGCTTTGCGGCTGCCGTCTACGCCGAGTATCTGACCTACCCACCGCACCTCGCCATACGGCGTTGTGCCGATAGCAAACTCTAAAATCTCGTTTGCTTGGTAGTCGAGTTCGAGGGTTTCGCCCTCCGCCACATATTCGCCGCTCCTCTTATCCATAACACGAGGGTCGCCGAATTCTTTGAAATAAACCGTCTGTCCGCTGACGGTCTGACGGTATTTTCTGAATTTCTTTTTTCGGGTCTGTTCTGCGCCCTTGTAGAAGAATGTCGTGTCGATATACGGCTCTAATTGGCGGGTCTTTTCGACCGTCGGAGTGTCCTTTACAAATTCAATCTGCACTACCTCTCCGGCGATGTTTCTTATAACCTCCAAATAGGCGATACCGTAGGTTTCGCGGGCCTCTACAAGGTCCTCGAACACCTCTTTTGTGTCCTGCTCAAAGGTGAGTAGTTCGATGAGTTCCTCTGCGCGGACAAATTCTGCCGCCATTTCCGGGGTTTCCTCTGCGTCGTCTTTGTATCTGATACCGATACCAAAGCCCGCTATATTGTTTTTGTAGGCTCTGACACATTGGGGTAAAATCGACGAGTGAGTTACGAGGTCTTTAAGCCCTGTCATATCGAGGGGAGGCGTTAGCCATTCGGCGGCCGCAAACTCCTCTCTCGCGTCGATTTGTTCGCTTTTGTCTGACTTTGTGATTGGTTTCGGGTCTGTCGCCTTGATTATGTGAGCGGCAATACCCGGTCGTTTCTTCGCCATTTTCTTTTCCTCCTTATGTACTCGCGCCCTCTATGGGACCGGCGGTTGTAAAGGAGTCGATAATAGCGTCCACTTTTGCGGCGAGGTCGCTGTGTCCCGCTTCTTTTAGTTCCTCCGCTACGGTCGTGAGTTCGTCTATAATAGCGTTGCCCTCCGGCATTTTGAAAATATAAACGCCTCCGCCCATAGTCGAGGAAACAGCGAAATACATTAACGCCGGGTCGTCTACATAAACGCTTACCAACTGCCCGTCGTAATAAGTGAGTTCCACCGGTCCTGCGAGTCCGTAAAATCCGTCTTCGTCTACGCCGATGTCAACATTCACCCATTCCTCCGCCACAATCTCCTCCGTAGGCTCTGCGGTCGCTGAAACGCCCGTGAGCGTACTTTCGGGGTCAGAGGTATAATTCCCCTCCGTAGGCGCGGAACACGCTGAAATCGCCAAAAGCAGGGCAAAGGCTACCAAAACTGATAGTAGTCGCTTCATTTCTTTGTTTCTCCTTTCCGTTTAGGTTGTTTTACAGGGACGCACAAAAGCAAAACGCAGTCCGCTTCGTCCGGGGACGGTAACTCGCGTTTCTTCATATCGTCCTTGCTCTCGACTTTGATTTTCGCGTTCTCGGTGAGGTGGTATTTTCTTCCCGAAAGTTGCGCTATCAAATCGTCGTCGTTAGGTAGTATGAGTTCGACGGGCTTTTCCTCTCCCGTTTCTTCGTCGTGAGGGGATAACAGTTTCTTAACCGTCGCCATCATAAATGTTGTACTGTCGTGGTAGTATTTGTGTTTTATGCGCTGACCGAATTTTACAGGCACGATATTCATTTGGTCGAGCCTATCCGGGTTGTTTCTCTTGATTTGTCGTAAGCGGTCTACCACGCCGCCGCCCACGCCTCCGTCGTCCACGCAGACCGTGATGTAGTCTTTGTAGCCGGGGTATCTTTTTAGTAAGTCGTAGTACAGTAACACAATGTCGTCTGCTGTCTTCATTGTGTCCTGTCCGTGGCGTTTCTTATCGAGTGTCGCTTTTTCGTCTACTTTCGAGCCGATTATCGTCTTATCGTCGCCAAAACGAGCAACGTCGCACCCAATCCGTATAGTATTCGGGGTTTTTCGGGGAGAAAACTCCGTCATTATGGACTTTTCGACGAGAGAAATCGGAATAAATACGTCTGCCTCCGCCTTTGGGAATTCTCCCGCTACACGGACGCGGAATACGTCGCTGTCCTCACCGTACATTCGTATAATCATTTCAACGAATTCCGGGGATACGCGTCCGCTCTTTCTGCCGTCTACGTGGAATGTTTTGTATGTGGCCCTGTTCTTTGTATGGCTCTCATAAAAGAAGCCCGACAGCTGCGTCGGGTTTCCGCACATAAGGAGTCTTGCTCCGGGCGTTGACAACGCACCGAGTACAGGCTCGAATATGATGTCTTTTACGCCGCTCGCCTCGTCGATAATATATAAGATGTTATCGGCGTGAAAACCTTGCAGAGCGTCCGGCTTTGTCGCTGTACGCGCTACCGCAAACCATTCCTCCGGGTAGCCTTTGAGGTAGACTTTTTCTTTCGTCCACACAAACTCTTTGTCGAGCTGCGGGGCGTTTCGTAGCCATTTGCTGACTTCCGCCCAAAGAATATCGAATAACTGATGTTGCGTCGGTGCAGTACAGGCTATTTTCGGGAACGGTCTTGTAGCCATAAACCATATAATCGCCCACGCTTCTACCGCACTCTTTCCGATACCGTGGCCCGACCGTACCGATGTCATAGGGTTGTCCGCCACGCTTTGTAGTATTTTCGCCTGTGCGTCGTCCGGCTTTACTCCGATAAGGTCCTCTACAAAGTGGACGGGGTGTTCCGAGTAATATAGGATAGCCTCTTGACTTAAACTCATTGACCCTCACCGTCCTTTCGTCTTTGATAGGCGGCGATAATGGTATCTGCAAGACTACCGCTCCCGGCTTTCTCGCTTTCGTCCGGGGCTGCGCTCAATGTTCTGTTGAGGCGTTCCAACTCCGTCGCCATTCG